TTCGTCATGAACTCGGAAAGCGGGTTGAATCCGGCGGCTTATAATCCGAATGGCGGAGCGTCGGGCCTTATCCAGTTCATGCCGGACACCGCGAAAGGGTTAGGCACGACGACCGAAGCACTGCGGAAGATGTCGAATGTCGCCCAACTCGACTACGTGTATAAGTATTTTTATCCGTATCGGGGCAAGATGAGCTCTTTGTATGATCTTTACCTCGTTACCTTCTTCCCTGCGGCTCTCGGCAAGCCGGACGGTTATGTGTTGCAAACATCGACACTCCCGGCGAAGGTGATAGCCGATGCAAATCCCGGTATAGATTTGAATCATGACGACCGGATCACCGTAGGAGAATTTAAAAGGTGGATCGATCTAAAAAAAAAAGTATGGGGTTAGAAAGCGGATTCAACGTATTTGTCATTGCTGGCTCCATCATTTGCGCCGGTATAATATTGTGGTACATTTTTAAACGAGATAACGATGATTAAGCCTCTAAAAATCATATATAAGAATACGATCCGAACATCGAACGGGACGATCGAGAACGAGGGTCCAAACTCCCCCTCGATTATCATATTCCGCAATCAAGGCACATCGATTGCCTATGTATTGGGAAACGTGAAGATATTCCCCGGTGAATCGTGGCAGTTGAAAAACGATCCCGGAATCGTGATAGAAAACAGCTTTACGGTGACATTCGACACATCGGTTCCCGGATTAGAGAACAACTTAGCCGTTATTCGCGGATATTATAAAGATTAAAAACATTTCTGTTATGAACGAATATCAACCCTTAGACATAAATAGGAACCCTATCGGGGTTTTGCAGCCCGGAAAGCAATATTACATTGAAGGAAGCGGGGATTCGGTAGAATTGCCCGAAGCCGGTGTGTATATGTTGAGCGTTGAAAGCGGAAAAGTCATACAAATCGATTACCCGGACGGCACAGACAGCCGGTTAGTTTTGGCTACCGGAACGATTATCAGTTTCTATTTCCCTGCTGGAACGACTATTAGTGTCGGAGATGAAGATTTGCAGCTTAACATCAATAAAATGCGGTAAGCCATGAGTTTAGGAAGATTGGGATTAGTCCAAGCCGGGCAACCTTCGAAGAAGTGCCCCACGCTTGCGGAGATGACAGCCGACGCTACGGCCACGGCTGCCGATATTGTCGAGGGAAAGACGGCGTATGCACGGGGCGAGAAGTTGACGGGCACACTCGTACCCGTTACCAAAATCGACGTGGCAGCGGAGGGGATTAAATTCGCTTTTTCCACCTTTGAGGAAGTACCGGAGATATTCGATTTCTCGAATGTGACGGATTTGTCATACATTTTTGACTCCTGCAAGAAATTAAATTCTCTGCCTCCAAATTTGGCTTTTTCGAAAGTTACCAAAATAGAGGCAGCTTTTCGTGGCACAACAAGTCTAAATGATGAAGTAAATATAGAGCCGTTAGATGTGCCGTCATTAGAAGGAATTTTTCAGAGAAGTAATATAAGTAAGATCTTAAATTTATCCGTTCAAAGTGCATATACCGCATTTAACGCCTTTGAAAGTTCAAAACTAACGGAAATAGGCAATATCGATTTACCGGATACCGTCACCGCAACATACGCTTTTTCAAATATTCCTATCGTTCATTTCCCGAAGATAAATATTCCGAAAATTGCTAATTGTAGCTTTATATTCTATAATAACCAATCCATGCAATCTCTTGAATACTGGGATTTTTCGAACGTAACAGCAGCAACAAACATGTTCAAGGGGTGCTCGGCTTTGTCGTCGATCGGCGATGTGATCTTCTTACATACCTCTCTATCGCTGGCAGATTCCCCGAATATCGATGAAGAGACTTTGAATCGATTAGGAGGATTTGCCAATGCTGCCGGAGAAAGCGGTGTAGCTCCATTAAAAACTTTGGGACTACCGGCAGCTACGTTGACATTTAACACGGCTGCACAAACTTATTTGGAAACAGAAGGTATCATAGCGAAACTGACAGATGAGAATTGGACGGTTAATTTCGCCGATTCGATGTAAACGGGAAAATGAACAAAAGAACACAATCAAACAAAACCTCATAAAAAACAAATACCCATGAATATAGAAGAAAAAAGTTATCAAAAAATTACTCCCGCAACGGAAGGTAATTACCTGACTACCTACCGAGAAGGCGATGATATAAAGACTTACGAGGGAGTAAAAGCGATGTACACGCCGGCAGACTTCGACTCTTCAACCGTAAGGGAGATTACACCGGAGCAACATCTAAGCTACCAAAAAGCCAAAGAACAGGCTTTGCAGGAGGAAACAGAACAGGGAAATAATGCTTAATAACATATATATGCAGGAAAGAAATGTAATATCCGGCATGTTGGCAAGTTGGCTAACCTCGTTCATCGAGTTTGTCGAGCCGGTGAAATGGTTCATCGTGGCCGCTCTCTGTTTGATTATTGCCGATTTCAAGTTTGGGATAGAAGCCTCTAAAAAAAGAGGCGAAACCATACGGAAAAGCCGGGCGATCCGACGTACTGTCAATAAGATGATCGACTATATCTGTTGGATATTGGTTGCAACCAGTTTCGGAGCTGCATTCGGTCAACCTTTCGGTATTCCCATGCTTCCGGCTGTTGTCCTGTTCGTGATCTACGGCTGTGAAATAAATTCCTGCTTCAATAATTATTTCGAATCAAGAGGCAGCAAGTTTCGGATCAATATCTTCAAATGGTTCAAGAACAAGGCCGATATCATCGAGCCGGAAAGAAATAAAAACGTATAATAGGTTGCATAATAGAATTATACGATATATATTTGCAGTAGGATTACAGATATTTATATAACAATAAATAAGAGCGTGCGAAATCACCTAAAACTATCCTGTGTGAGCGTGATCTCCTTAAACTAAAAGAAAC